GCTTAATATATTTTTTGATATACTCTCCTTTTATCCGATAAATATTGCGGTAATTATTCTCGCTCACCTCAGCTTGCAAAATATTCTCTCCCTTAATATCTCTCAAGATACATCTCCAAATTGAGCCGTAATCCTTATACCAAAAGAAAAAGCGATTTTTGTGGATCTCCCTTATCGTATAATATTTATCGTCTTTGATTTTTCTTAATACTGACATAGTAAAGTTATAAATTAATTATCTGCTCTCGGTCAGGTTTCGGCGGGAGATCAGTCGTTGCTTTTATTACTCCCCACAACCATTTTCCGTTATTTTTCCGCCACCATTGAAGCCGATATTTTTTTGATACTTTTCCAATAATGTAAGGAATATAATGTTTGATTTTCATAAGCGTGCTTATGAGTTAATCGGTGGGTAGGATCTCCCACGCAATCCAGCCAATCCCGGCTGGCAAAGATCCGGGAAACTTCCCGTGGATACCCACCGATTAAGCCACAAGCGACTTAATCTTTGATTTTGATCTCTTGAATAAAAGTTCCACAATGTGGACATTTTGCAAGTATTGTTTCAATCCCGCATTTTTTGCATTTTTGAAACTTCGATTTTTTCTTTTTTTCTGCCATATTATTGAGGGGTTATTGTTATTATAACATTGCTCTTAACAATAGCTTTCAAATTTGTTCCGGGGATTGTATAATTTGCGTCCCCCATTGAATTGATTAACTCCTTGAAATCTTTTGTAAGGATCTCGTCTTTGATCTGCTCGACATCAAAGTCGTATTTCCGCTCCAAGTATCTGAGCAAAGCGTGCTCTGATACAACTGGCTCTTTTGTCATAAAGCTGATACGCTTATCGACTTTGTCTTTTTCTCCCTGTAAATAATCGATCCGGCTTTTAAGTTGAGTTAATTTGTAATTGAGATCATTCAATTCATAATTGAGATTTTTGCTTTTAACTTGTAAAGCTTTTAATTTGTTACCTTTCATTTTTTTACTTATAAAATTTAAACCATTTTGTATCAGTATGTTTTTTAAAATAAATTGATATATTTATAAAAGGTATACTTATACTTAAATCTAAAATACCGTTAAAATCTCTAAAACTAACTCCAATACCAATAAACCAATTTAAACTTATTGTGATTACGTCTGGGTTTCCCATAAATTTATGTTAATTAGTTAAGTACCTCAATTTTTAAATATCTTTTACCCCACTTAATAGCGTCGTCATAACTCTCCATAAAAATATCATAATATTCGCAGCTATATCGGGAGTTCAATCGATCCTGAACTTCATATTCTACCCCAGCGATAATCACTTTCGTTCCAAATTTTAAGCAATTATTCGCTACCACCTTGACGCTTTTATCATTACAAACATCAAATCCGGAAGCTGTTCGGCAAGGATTGCCGTCTGTTTGAGCTGGATCAGCATTATAAGCGAATACGATTGCATTTGTTTCAGAGCTTTTTGCGTGCTCCAGCTTGCTGTCGTAAATAGTCTCAACTGGCTCCGGGACATATTCCTCAACTTCGTAAGAACATTCCACAGTTGCCAATCCGCAAGGATCCGGGATTATATAATCAGATTGAGTCTCCGCATAATCCTCGTAATTAAGATAATTTTTTTCGGCTGTTTTATCCTGAGCGGCCGAATTGATATGGATCAGAACTGATCCTAAAAATGCGAGAGCCACTATTGCTATAATCAAGCAAGTAATTTTGATAAGCTTTTTCATAATTTTGGTTTTTGTTAGTTAGTAAATTTTTTTAGAATTGGATCTCGTCTGCTCCCTCAAGAGCTTCTTTGATCCTCGCCATTGTTAGCTCAGTTACAAGATCCTCGACTTCGCTTGGAATTGCTCCGATCACGAACGCTTCGTTGTTCCTGATACAATATGATCGAAGCTCCTCTTTGTAAACTAAGTCAAAGATTTCCTTTTGAGCTTTTTCGGTGAAGTAAATCCACCTAAGTTTGATTTTCATAATTGCGTGGGTTAATTAGTAAATATCGAGCTTTTCAAGCTCACAGGTATTATAGCAAATTCAATAATGAATGTCAAACTAATTTGGGGATAACTTTTTATTGCCGGAGAGAGGAAAGCAGAAACTCAGCTTGCTCATACTCTTCCACTCGATAAAAGATTTCATTTTTTCCGTACCACTCTTGCTGATAAGCTTGGCAATTATGCTCGATCTGATTTCGCCATACCCAGCCGACAATCTGCCAAAGCTGACCATACTTTGATTTTTTCTTTACTCCAACAAAAAGATCGGATCGCTCAAGGTGGAGCTTCCGAACATCAAAGTAAAGCTGATCAAATTTGAGGATCATTTTGACGTCAATCTTATATCCATTGACGACCACATCTCCCTCGTCGTGACCGTCAAAGAGTTCAAACTTATAAGGAACATCAAGATATTTTGCGAGAGCGTATTCGCTCATTACTGTCAATATATCAAGCTTAATCGGATCAAACCCCTTGGCTGAGGGTCTGTGAAACCCCTTTGATACTTTGTTCTGATAAATAGCTTTACCAAATTCGATACATTGCTGTTGCTCGGCCGGGAGCAATTCAACTATTTGCTTTTTTATTTTCATATTTTGTCAGTTAGTAAATTTTGAGGAAAAGTTGGGGATAACTCTATAAAAGGGTGATATTATATTATCAGGGGGGTGATAATATATTATCGGGGGGGTGATAACCTGTTATCATATAATAGTACAATATTAATACTACAAATTTAATACTTAAAGGTTCTTAAAAAAATTATTTATTATTATTTTTCTTTTATTGAACTCTGTAATACTTACATCTATGAAATTTTTATCTTTTAGCGTCTTGATACTTTTTCTTATCATTATGTTGCTTTTGTTCATTTTTTCAGCAAGATAATCATTTGAAGCAAAGCAATAACCTTTTTCAGCGGTTAAGCTTGAGATCAAACAAAAAAGCAACTTCTCCGTTGAGTTGAGCGAAGTTGCGAATAAAACCGAGTTTGGCATAATACCATAACCCTTTGATAAAAGACCGACAGTTGCTTTTTCGGTCAATGAGCCGATTTTTTGCATAATAACATTGATTAATTATTAAAAGTCAACTTCATTATATCAGACAATCTCATTATTGCAAAACCCAAAATGTAAATAAATTGGGGATAACTTGCGTAAAATTAATAATCGTGCTATATTTTAAGTGCCGATACGGCAAAATAAAAGTTTTTCATAATTTCCATTTTGGTTAATTATAAGTCGCAAAAACTCCGGGATTTCCGGAGCTTTTTGTTTCTGCCGAAATCCCGGCACTTTACAATTAGTTTACAATTGATAAAGATCAGGTTGACAATAAGTTGTCAATAACATCGTCCTAGGACGTTGATACCCCCCCTAAATCTCCCTAAATCTCTGTGGATAACTCAAACCAAAAAGCACCCCGAGATAAAAGGGTGCTTTTGGTTTACTAACTAACAATTGTTAGTTGCGAGTTTCCTCGCTTCGGTATTTTATAAATTAACCGCAAAAATGTCAAACTTCCTGAGAGCTATTTATTTGCGTTTTAAGAGCAGTTTCTTTTTTTCCGCCACATTATCCGCAAATCATACAAATCAAGCTCTCAGGTGGCAAATTTCGCTAAATTCGACCTATTTTATAGCGTTCCTCAATCCGCCAAGACCAAAAGCGTTCAAAATGATAAGAACTGCTTGATCCTGATCCAATTGACCAGTCGTAAATCCAGCTATTGCAAAAACAAGTAATAGGATCGCAATAGTATAAGTCTTTTTTCCGCTTGTTAATCCGTTTACTTTCCCCGAAATCTTTGAAAGTAAATCTTTTAATGCTTTCATATATTTGAGTTAATAATTAAGCGTCAGGGATACGATCAACGTCTCTCTCTGAGAAACCTGTCGCAATCCTGTGCTTCTCGACAAATTCTTTGATTGACATTTCGGGTGGGATATATGTTTTCCTACCTCGAATATCAACGTAATATAATTTGCCAGTCCCCGGCTTGCCGTTATAATCAACGGCTTCAAGGATAAATTTTTTCCGCCATTTCAAAGCAAATTTCAAATCGATTTTTGACTTTTCAATGATCGGCTCTTTGATAAGAGATTGTCCCCAATTATCTGATAGTTTCGCTCCGGGACAAGTCTTGTAAGGTCTTCCGTATTTATTCAATGCAAATTTGCGGTGAGGATAAATCCTTTCCGCTGGGATATTATATTTTTGCATTAATCTTTTAAGCAAATCAGTTAATGTTTTGACTTGCTCAGCTGTTGGGAGTTCCTGATCAAAATTGCCGTCAAGAGCGATCCCGATACTGCGATAATTCATTGATTGCTGATAACAATGTGCTCCCGGCATATCCTCGGGTCTTCCATTGTATAATTTTCCGTTCTTGGCAATTTCGTAATGATACCCAATCATACCCCAACCTAGCGACTTGTGATAATTATTAGTCGCATTGTATTGATCGGGGTTTCGATTATAACTCACCGCTGTATGGTGGATTATAATATTTTGTGGATAATTTTTTGCCATACGTTAATTGGTTATAAAAAGGGAGCAACTCGCTCCCTTTTTAGTAAAGTTTATTTTTCTTCTTTGTCTTCTTCTTCATTGGGAGCTTCTTCGTCTTCGCTTGCTTCTTCTGCTTCTGCTTCTGCTTCCTCAGCTTCTTCGGCAGCTTCTTCTTCTGCCGGAGCGTCTTCGCTCGCTTCTTCTTCGGCTGGAGCTTCGGCCGGAGCTTCGTCAGCTTCGGGAGTTGGCTCGTCAGAGTTGTCGCTATTGTATTGATTAACGACAGATCCGATCGCAGCTTCCAAAGTTACATCAGGATATTTTTGCATAAAGTCCTTAACTTCAGGACTATCGGCGGTAAAAATAGTACCGTCCTTTGCTTCACCCCTGATCTCTTGAGTATTTTCTTCTGACATAATTAATTAAGTTATGAATAAAAAGGGTATAAACCCATTAATAAGTTTACTCGTGAAGTTCAGCTTTGACAACCCAATCAGGATCTTCAAATCTTACTCTGATATGAAATTTATTATCTCCCTCAATCATTTCCAAGAACGTCCATTCAGCGTACCAATTCCCGCTTTTTGGATCTCCCAAAAAGGTAATAGTAAATTGATCAACGCTGTCGTTGGTTATTGTATAGTCAGTTCCCTCAATATATTGATTTCCCTGAATATCAAAAACAACAACGCTGTCAGGATAATTGTCCTTATTGTGAGGGACAATCAAGCTTTGAACTTCGTCAAAGTTTTCGCTTTCATTATAAGTTTCTGTAAAAACCATATTTTTATTATTTACGATAATAAGTAATATACTGAGCGTTCGCACCAGTTCCAGCAGTTGAAACATTGAAAAGGTGAGAGCTTCCTAAGTTCCAGTTTAAGGAAATCGTTGCCATTGCTGAGATATTTCCAACTTCTCGAACTTCTGAATAGATTTTACTGACTCCGTCAACAAACAAATCCCCGCCACCATAGTTTGAAGTGCTAGTCCAAGGAGTTCTACCAACCGCTCGAATAGCAGCAGTATTTTTCGGAGTTGGGATTGTATAATTTAATACTCCAGCTGGGAAACTGATTGAAGTAATTTGAGCAATTACCTGACTTGGTTTATTCAAATTCAAATTAATAGTTGTCGGAGAAACGGCTTGACCAATAAAAACCTCAGCTCCTCGACTATCGCTGATCGGAAATCCCTCTGTTGTTCCTTGCAAGATTAACGGTGGACTAGTTCTCAGTGACGTGCCATTTACGTCAAGCCAATAATCTTGACCAGTTGTTAATCCACTCCAGCCAACAACTGTTCCCATTACTCTGAGAGTGATTGGATTTCCAGCACTAATTGGAGTTGTATTTGGCGGGATACCAGCTGGCAAGTGCCGATCAATATGTCCCGGCTGAACTCGATAAGCTGATCCAGCTACTCTTTGCTGTTGACCATTAAAAGTGCAAGTCATATCAGCCGTGCTCAATTTATTCCAACCCGCACCACCAGTTGTCGCAGCATAGCCATTCGGGATCGTTGTATCTGTTACTCTGTAATACCACCTGATATTGTTAGCAGCATTTCCACCTGACGGCATAGTGATAACAAGAGCATATTTTGTATTTGGAGTCAAAGCAATTCCAGCATTAAACTTATAATAAGCTGGCGACGTTGTAATTTCAGTATTTGCAATCAAACTATCAGAGAATAAAACAGTTCCAGTCGGATCACCATTTGCGTCAACCGACTGGATCTCAAAATTAACTGGAATATTTCCGGGAGATCCTTGTCGATATATATAAACTCTGAAACTGCTCAGCCAATTAAAATCATAAGAGTCAAAAATCTGAGCAGTGAAATTTGTTGTATAAATTTGATAATAACTTGATTGATTTGTTTGTTCAGCAATTACCACGTCAGAATAATTCCCGTCATCAATGTAAAATGGATATTGAATATTATTATCACCAAAAACTCGGAATTTCATATCTCCAGTTGTTGCCGTCCAGCTTGTTCCACCATTTATTGAATAAATATAATTACCGCCGGGATAAATATCTGCATTAATCCAATAACTTCTGATATAATTAGTTGAAGTTCCAGCAGCACATCTTACAACAATTACATATTGAGTGCCAGCAGTTACGGCAACTGGAGTGCTAAATAAAAACCTACACCATTCTCCGCCACTTGCTCCACTTGTAACTTCGTAAACTTTTCTTGCGTCAGCTGTGGCAATTAAAGTATCAGGGAAGCCAGCACTTTCAGTCCAAATTTCACAAATAATATCCTCATCATTTGGAGTTGGATTACCATTTTTCCCTAAAGCTAAATCAAGTCTGTGGATTTCGCTCATTCCTGTCGGGATTGTAAAAGTTTGACCAACAATATAACTTGCTCCATAAACTTGACGCAATGTTGTTCCTGAGGATTGATCAATTACCATTATATCGTTTGCTGGATAATCCTCTCCAAGAGTTGCTTGAATTTCAAGACCTGAGGTCGGCACATTTGTTAAAAATCTGCCGTCTCCGTGGAAAAAATCAGAATATTCATTCTCAGTATATAAATTTCGAAATCTCTCAGTTGGTGCTCCAATATCGTAAGCAATATCAGTATCAGCCAAAATTGAACTATCAAGCGGGTTTTTCAAAATACCAAAAAGAGAAGATCCGTCCCCGATATATCTTGAACGATAACCACCCTCATTAATTCCAATACTGATCGCCAAGCGAGTATCAGAGATATTTGCGTCTAAGATCTGAGAAGCTCCGTTCGGCACTGTCACATCAGCCAATCGATACCAATTTGTATCGCCAACGGCTGTATCAATATCTCCGTCCGATAATGGAGAAGTTCCTGATCCCTCAATTACTAAAAGTTCAAAGACATTATTTTTCAATTCATTCGGCTCGTCTTGATTAAAATGAGCTATAACTGCGTCAACCCTATTGCTTCCACTTGTATTCGGATTAACTGCAAGATTTTCAACTGCATTGCTTTTACCGATCACTTTCCAAGTAATCGCATTTTTAAGATAGGAAATCAAAACCCCGCCGGTATTAATTAATACAGACAGGTCAGGAGTCGTGTTTTCAGTTACCAGCAAATCGTCATTTGTGCCATTAACATTGAAGACACCCTCGCTGTAAAGCTCAGATTGAATTGCACTGAACTCTTCGTCAGTGTATTGAGCTTGATTGCTATCGATAATGTAAATTTTTGTAGCCATACTCTTATTATTATTATAACATTTTTAATAAAATATATTAACCACCGACATTATTATTCTAACACAATCCCCTCGGTGATAGTTAATCGTTTATCAACGTCAGCGATCTCATTCAGGAAGTTTGACGGTAGAACATTTGCTCCCTCTTGAACAAGGTCAATATCAACGTCGTCAATCCCTGAATTTGAAACTCTTACCTTTTTCTTTGTAATTAAATACTTCGCATTAAGAGCCAAAAATCCATTATCCAAATTTACTCGAACAGTATCTCCAATATCATAAGAGTCAGGATCAAGCTTGAGCGAGTTCGGCTTAATCTTTGGAACGATAAACTCATTTTTGTGAATATCCAAATAAGTCTTGGCTTCGTCTTCCAATTGTTGCAAAGTTTCACTTTCGCCAAAATTTTTCCTCTCTTCAAGCTTCCCGAATAAAGCGATCGAAGTTGGGTCTTGCTGAACTGTTACGATACTTTTTGTTTTTCCGATAACCACATTCGCCATATCTCCGCCGTCAACTTCAACATTATATTCAAAGATATTCGCAGTTGCGATCTGATTAATATCATAATTAAGAATAATACTGTCAGATTTGTCCGAGCCGGGAGAGTCAATCAGATCAAGCTCGTGGTTTTCGTTAATATTAATCACTTTATTATCAAGAGCAGCCATTTTTTGAAGAACTGAGAGAGCGTCGTTATCTCTGAAAGTTATCCGATTATTAAGAAAATACGAAGACGTGCTTGTTCCCTCATTAATTCCAGTATCGTCAGACGCATTGATAAGATTATTCAGAATATAATAAAATTCGTATGTCAAAGTCACGCTCGGAGTCGTCTGATAAGCGATATTTCGATTTTTCAATACTTGAAACATTCCAACGCAATTGACCTCAATTGTATTCAATGAAACATTAAGAGTCTCGATATATCCAACAAATTTGAAAAGCGTCCCCTTATAAATCTTGATCCGATTAAATAATTTCAGATTTGTCGTTGTCGCTTTCGGATCTCTGACTTTTATTTTGAAACTCGCAGATCCCGGCTTATTGACTTCGTTAGAATATTCCAAATCAAACACATTAGTATTTGTAAATGTGGTAACAGGGTTAAATAACCGATCATAAATTCTAACTGTATATTGTGACATAATTATAAGATTGAGTCTCGCCAATAAAATTCAACTGGCTGAGTTGGATATTCCCAAGTTATCCTTGGGTTAAGATCGCTTTCATAAGCAAGCAGATTTTGCTTTGGCAATAAAGTGAAAAAATCGCTGTCCAAAGTTACAGATCCAGTGACGTCAGTCACTCCATTTTTCAAAACATTTCCGTTTAATATATCAATCTCAATATATTCCCCGGCGGCCAAAGAGATCGCAGTCTCAAGCTTGCTCTCTGTAAATAAAATGTTTCTGCTTCTTAAATTATCAAAAGTCACGTTGACCATTGTCCCCGCTTTTGATTTTACGCTGAACTCTACTTCCGAGATATTATTCCAGCTCGGAGTTCCAATCTTTTCAAATTCGTCTTTTAAGATTATAAAATAATTCCAGCCGTTTCGGATTGTTGGATTTCCCTCGCTAAATTCAAGAACAAATTCGTCTGATCCGGGATTTTCTTTGAATTTAATATAATTTTGACCAGTCAAATAATCTCCGACTTCAAGATTGTCAGCATAATCAACGTAAAAATAAAAAGTAATAAACTTCAAGTAATCAAGATTAATCGATTTCGATATTGTCATAATATCTTGAACGCCATTTGTGCTTGATAATTTCCTCGCAATACTATCGCTTTGAAAAATATCAGTATCCTCAGTTCCGCCACTCCAAGTCGACTCAGTAAAATTTGAAATCAATGTGTCGTCAGATACATTCTCAAAAAACCTTGTGATTTTGGGATTATCAGCTGGACCATATAGCAAAGCTCGCCAAGGAGAGTCAGCAGTTCCACCCTGATAAATATTGAGCAAATTATTAATCTGAAAATTGAAATTGTTTGGCAGAAAAGCCGGAACGATAAATTGTGATTGTCTCCAGCCAAGCAATTGAGTTTGAGAATATTCCGTTTGCGTCACTATAAAAGGATCGCTTGCTTTTAGATCGATATAAAAAGAAGCTTCTGTCTTAACTCCAGTTTCTCGGCTGAAACGCAAATCTCTCTCAATCTTAGCTTTGATCTGCCAACCAACGCCAAGAGCGTCTTCCCATTCAATAAGGATATATCCGTCATTTACATTCGCAATCGGCTGAGCCGGGAGAGTAAAAATTCTCTTCACTCGATTTTCAATCTCAATCAATTGCTCGTGGTTTCCCGCAATAATAACTCCCTCAAAGGTAATATTCCTTTGACCATAAAAAGAAAAGTAATCAAAGATCCCGTGCTGACCTTGCTTTTCGTCGTCTTCGTTTCTTATATCAAGCTCAAAGACAGGGTATCTTGTCAATCTCAATCCAGTCGGCTGTCCAGTTACAGTTTTGCAACTTCCGTCATTATCAAGAGCAGCATTGATCAAAATGTTTTCTCCTGAGAATTGATTTGTGACTGTATATTTATAAGCTAACATATTATTTTAATTAATTACGATCTGCGTAATTCCCAACTCAAGTATCTAGCAAAAGCGTTATAATCTGCGTTTGAGTTAGCTTTTACCTTGATATTAATTGGCTGATTATAATTATTTGATACTGGAGCTGGCGAAGTAAATCCACCCTCTTCAAATCCTCTTCGTCTGATCCTTTCAAGATTTGAAAAGACTTGTCCGAATTTTTTTAACATCCAGTTAGGAGCGACCCACTCTCCTTTGTGAACAACTCCGGCAACATCTGTCAGCTTGCCAATTCCAGTAAGTCCACCCTTGGCAAATCCAACGGCAGAAGTTACGGCGTCCGCAGAAGTAAATCCGCCGTCTCCAAATCCAGCAGCTCTTTTCGCAGCAGCCAGTCGATTATAATGAGCGATCAATCTATTAATCGAAGCAGCAGTTGTCGCTTCTCTCTGAGCCAAAGCAGTATTATAAACCTCAGTAAAAGCTTGATCTTGAGTGGTCAAATTGGTATAAAATGCTTCAAATTCAGCTTCCCGAGCGTCCAAACTGACCTGTAAAGCTTCTTGTCGAGCTTCAAGCTCAGCTTTTTCCTCTTCAAATCTTTGCTGTCTGATTTCCTGTTCAATAAGATACTCCTCTTGCAATCTCTCCAAAGCATTAAGTCCTCGCAATCTCTCTTCCTCTGCAAGCTGTTCTTGAGTAACAATTTGCTGCTCTCTTTGAGTTTCCAAAATAGCTTGAGCAGCTGCCAGCTCTTCTTGAAGTCTAGCAAGACGTTCAGGATCAGGAGCTTTTTCTTGTTCGGCCGCTTCACTTTTAAGCTTATTGATTTGCTCTTGGATCTCAGCTTCTTTTTCTTTTGCGTCAAGAACAATCCCGGCAGCAGTTTCTTGAAATTGCTGTTCAGCTTTGAGATTTGCTTCCGCAAAAGCAGCTTCAAGATCTTTGATCTCCTGTTCAGTCTGAGCGATTTCGTCTCGAAGTTGTTGCTGAGCGTCAGCATTTGTTTGAACAAAATCTGTGATCGCTGCGGAAGCTTCGTCAAAAGCGTCTGAAACAACTTGCTCAAGTTCCTGAAAAGCACCAGTAAAATCCAACGGCTCTTGAGCGTCCTTTGCTTCTGCTTGCAATCCCTCAACAAATTCCCGCATAACCGCTTGAGCTTCCTCGCTTTCGTCTTCAATACCAAGCAAAAATCCCTCGGCTGTATTATTACCGAGTTCTCTGAAAACTCTTGAGGGTGATTGAATACCAAGAACTGATTTGGCAGCTCCGGCAACGCTTCCGGCAAATTCTTTGACCGCATTAACCGCACCAGTGATTTTGTTTTTAACTCCCTGAATAAATCCGTCAATCATTTCACCAGCGATCCGCAAAAATTCAGCTGGCAAATTCGCAACTCCCTTGATTAAGTTTTCGCCGAATTGCTTTGCAATTGAAAGCCACCTCGGCAAAGTATTTGATAAAAAATTAAATATACCTTTGATAACTTTTTCAATTCCAGCTTTTAATTCATTCCAATAACCAATTACAAGTCCGATCGGACCAGCGATTGCCAGTAATATAATTCTTATTTTGTCCCAATTCGCTTTTGTAAAATTCACAATCCTTGTCCATATCGATTGAATTGCGGAAGCAAAAGATTTCAATCCGCTTGAAATTGAACTTATTACTCCGCTGATCGCATTTTTGACCGCATTAAAAGCAGCTCCAACGGCACTCAGAACTGAACTGACGATCCCTTTTAATACTTCCATTATTGTCCCCCAATTCTGAACAACTTTAATAATCGCATAAACGGCGACTGAGATCGCAACTCCGAGAGCAATAAAAGGAGAAGCAGCTAAAACCGCAGCTCCAATTGAAGTGATCAAAGCACCCATTGCTGGAAGCAAAGCGGTAAAAATAGCAGTTCCTACTCCAATAAGTATCGGAATAACAATATCCAAATTATTCGCAAGTAATTCAATAGTCGGCTGGATCAAAGCAATCACATCTGACAAAGCTCCCATTGCTGCGATTGCTACTGGGAGAACAACCTCTCCCAAATTAATCAGAGCAACATTAAGCTCATTTTGAAACAATTGGTATTGAGCTTGAACTGTCTCTTGCTGTTTTTCAAAAGCTTCCCTTACTTTATTCGCTCCCTCAGTCATATCAGTTTGAGAGTTCACAAAACCCTCATTCGCAGAAGTCAATAATTGAAACACCGCAGTTCCACCCTCGGCTGAGCTGAATAAGTTCTTAAATTCAGTATCAGTCAATCCAAGTTCGTCCCTGACCTGTTCAAAACCGCCAACAAGTCCTTTTTCTGCAATTGCGTCGTTCAATGCTTGGAGCGAAGAGCCATTTGATTGCAATCCTTTGTCAAGCTTTCCCCCGGCGACTGTTAATTCCAAAAATACCTGAGCCAAAGCATTTTGAGTTTCAGAAGTCTTGCCAGTAACGGCAGAGATCGCAGCAGTCGCAGCTTGAACATCAACTAAAGAAACGCCAGCTGATACCGCATTACCCGCCATTTTACCAAACGCTTGAGATAATTGAGATATGTCAGTTTTACCCGCAGCAACAGTCTTGAATAAAATATCAGAAGTTTCCGCAGCTTGATCGGCCGGGATATTAAAAGCGTTCAATGCTGTGGTCAATAAGTTGGTGGCTTCCTCGGTAGTACCAAGACCAGCGACTGCCAATTCAGAAGACTCTTTTAATACAGTCAAAGCTTCGTCTGCGTCAGTGATCCCAGCTGATACGATCTGATACGCAGAAGCTCCCAAATCGTCAGCAGATTTCGGCACTGTTTTCAATAGCTCCTTAATTCCAGCGTCAAACTTTCCGATCGCTTCAGTGCTATCTCCAGCAAGCAAAGTCGAAACGTCGCTCAATCTCTGCTCAAACGCAGCAAATTCCTTGACTGCTTTTGTTCCAACTGCAACGGCAATCGCTCCGGCAGCAACCGCAACTAAGCCAAGCTGTTTCGCAAACTTTTTGCTTTGCTCGGTTGTAATTCCAAAAGCTTTCCCAACTTTTGAAACATCAGTTGAAGCTTTGTCTGCCGATTTTCCGACATCATCAAGACCGCCAGCTGCTTGATCAGCTGCTTTGTCCACCGATTTCAAATTTTTCTCGGCTTGACTTGTCTCGGCGATAACATTGATTTCAAGTCTTCTTACTTCTGCCATTATTTTTTGACTTTACTAGTGAATAAATTACGCAATTGATTGAGATCATTATCGATCGTTGTAATTCCGAGTTCTGCTTTTAGTTTTTGATCTTCCAATCGATTTCGCTTTTGACCTTCCTTGGTTTCCATATTGATCAGATACCCCATATAGTCATAAAACATCATAAACGTATTATATGGAAGTTCGAGCAAATCTTTATAACTGAACGCTCCTTGGTAAAATCTTAATATCATTGCAAAGATTAAACCCAAACGGACAAAACCTATGTCTTCGATTGTTGCTGGCTCTCCGGCTCTTGCTCTTTTTTCGTTTGGGTTATCGCTAAAAAAGGTTCATTGAACCATTTAAGAAATTCAATGTGAGCTTGCAATCCCCAACTTTCGATTTCCTTTTTAGTGATTTCATTGTCTTGTGAAAGGATAATATGAATTTGATCAGTCAATAAACTTGACTTTTCAACGTCAGATTTCCCCTCTGCGTCTTGAACTAATTTTTGTATAGCCAAGAGCGTCTTTGTTTGAATTGATCCGACTTTATATTCCGTCCCCTTTACTGTAACAGTATCGTAATCTTGGATTATATTATCGAGATCCAAAGTTCGTTTAGTCATAACAATTTGATTTTTAAGAGTTAAACTGGGGGGGGTGCTCTTAACACCCCCTCACTTGCTATATTTAAGTGGTTGATTGTTCGTCAACGATCTCTACGACTGTTCCCTCTAACTCTATCTCTGCCACCATAACGTCGTCAGCATTGTCGCTGATAAACGGTAATGATAGCGGAGTAATATTGGAACAATCTGAAATGTCAATCCTGAAAGTCTTACCCTCTGAATTGGTATTGATAATACGAGCATAAACTCCGACCTTGCTTCCAGTTGTATTGAAAGTAAGCTGTTTTCCAGTATTCGGAGTATAATCGTAATCAACTTCAATGTCTTGACCTGAGGTAATTCCTTGACCGGGGATCATATTAATCTCTGTATAACCCTCAGGGGTTACCGAAACAATATAATCAGTATCAAGGGTATAAGTTATGACTCCGCCAACATCAGTGACGACGATTGAAGCGACTTCGCTATTATCGCCATTTTTGTTCGCAAGCACAACGCCAGATCCGGCAGTGATTGTATGAGTTTCGTCTGTTATTGAAACAGGAGTTCCAGCAATAGTCGAAAGGTTCACCAATCCGCCGTCAAGTTTTGACAAACTTGTTAGGTCAATTTCAGCAAGAGAGAAAGTAAACGAAGCACGATCACCTTTTGCAAATTTTGTGATACTTGGACAGTTATCAAACTCAACTTCTGAGTTTTCAACTTTTGAGACAAAGCTCATTCCACGTAATGCACCGAAATCCACAAGAGATCCGCTGTCGTCCCCCACCATTAGCTTGGTTGACCCAAATCGCAAGGAGTCTTCCTTTTGAATTGTTGTCTGTGACATACTAATTGATTGTTAATGAATAAAATTAGCCGACAAGTTGCCATTTTTTCGTAGCGAGCAATTTGTCTTTTGTTTCTCCGTCGACCTGTTTCTCAGAGCAACATTTGACAAATTCGCCGTTTGGCATAAACAAATTTTGTTTAGCTCGAACGGTGAACAACCCGTCTGCCGACTTTGGTTTAGCTTCCTCAGCAGCTTCCTTTTCAGGAGCTTCTTCGGTTGCCGGGGTTGAGTCGACGTCAACCTCATTATCAACTTTTTTCTTACGCTTAGCCATAAGTATTTGGGTTACTTAATAATATTATACATTATTTGTATATAAACTTGAAATCAATCGGCACAAAATAAAGATTTGTTTCAGGATCAAATAAGTCATAAGCTCCGACCTGATAAGTCCTTTCGACTAGCTGTTGACCGCCAAGATTTCCGTAAAATGTATGAAGCACGTTGATTATATCGTCAGCAAGCTCTTGGCAATTATTGTATCCCGTGCTGATTGCATTAATCTGAAAAGCTGTTACTTTATACCAAGCATTTTTGTCAACTGTTTCAGAAATTCTCTGATAAGTAATAAAATATTCAAAGCTGTCCAATATATCGTCAGGAATACGAAAAGGGTAAATATTAAATCCACCAGAGCCGTCGGCGACTTTGGCCGCAATTGCTGGATCATCTTTTAATGCGTTGAAAATTCCCGCTTGGATCATATAATTAAATTAAGTCTAATATTTTGTTTCCGAGAGTTCTTGCAATAAGCAAGGTCATCTCAAACTCATTCTCGTCAAAAGCTTGTCTGAAAAATGGACGAGCTGGCATTTTAACAGTTCCGAAATCAACATAAACTCCGTATGGCACATTATCCACAAGCTTGACGCTCAATCCAAATCCCGGCTCAGTTTCGATCTTATTTTTCAAAGCTCCAGTCCTTACATAATTCGGAGACGCCGGGGTATTATAAATTAATTCGTCCGCTTTGCTTCTCGTTTGACCCTCTAAAAAGAAAACTCCAACCTCCAAGCTTTTCTTGGTGGCTTGATCAAGTCCGCTTATTAAGCTGGGAAAATGATTTGTATCTTTTACGAACGACATTATTTTTGGATTATTGCTTGAGCCAAGACTTCAAGGTGGTGGAGAGAACTATCTTTTTGAACTGCGACAATATTAAATCTTTTACCTCCGATTTCGCAGCGATCATTGTCTCGAATATCTGTGCCAATAGGTAAATAAATCACGTGGCTCGCTCTGCCATAAGGAGTCGCCAAATCTTGACCACCAGTAACTGACCGTTTTTGAAGACGGCATTTTGGCGTTGAGCTTACAGACCAAGCTTTGTCAATCTCTCCAGTATTGCTTTGAGTCTTGGTAAATCTCTGTATCTCACAATCTTGGTTTAATAATGAGTTAAAAGACATATTGATTAATTACCTTTTAGTTTCGTTTCATTTGAAATTTTTGTCGAGAATTTAATAACTCGTAATTGTTCGGGTCTTCTCTGATAAGCATTTCACCCTTTCGAGCTGACATATTCCCGAACTTATCAAGGATCAACTTTGCTTTTGTTCCAAGTATTGCGTTATAAGCAAAAGATTGCTCATTGTTATATTTGAGCTGTCTTTTCTTATAAGAGTAATCACCGAGCTTTTCGCTTTCAAGATCAGCTGTGCCAGTTGAAGTGCTTGCTGTAAGATCTCCTTGCAAAAAAATATTTTCAACTACTGATAATGCTGCGGTGGTTATATCAGTCAAAACTCCCACATATTCCAGTTGATTATCAGTCCCGAGATCGTCTTCGATCCTTGGGAATTTAAGGATTTGACCCGCTGGGTTTTCCCCGCCGTCAAGATCATTATATCCGTTGTAATATTTATTTGTCTTTGAGATATAAGCGTCAATTGCGATCTCTGCTTCCCTGATATATACCTCGATTTCAGCGTCAGTCAAAGCAACAAGATCTGATACTCTGCTTCGAGTTTTAACTTGCTCCGGGGTAGCATATCTCAGAGCGTTCTCTGAATATGGCTGCGGAGTGGTATAATAACTTACTTTGATCACGTCAGTTGCAATTGGAGCAACATCAAAGACAATCTTATTCGGCGTCTCTTCATAATACTTGTAAAAAACAAAATCATTGTATTGGATCAATACAGTTCCCGGCTCGAAATTCTCTGCAAGAGTAAACTCTGTTTTAACTCCGTCCCCTGTGATTGTTTCATTTTTTACATACATAGTTTTATGGATATGGATCGCCACTTGGGTCAACCAAAACAACTCTGATCGGTAAATTCCTTTCGATTTCCTTGTCAGGATCGGCGTAGACTGTTGGATCTACGAAATCAACCCTTGTTGCTTGATTGTTCTCAAATTGTGACATATAAGATTAATTAAATAGTTTTACGTGGAATAGCTCCTTTGAACCCCGGATAAACCTTTTTGAAATTATTGTTCAAAACAGTCGTATCCTTGACCAAAGTTATATTGGGATTTCCGTTTCGGTTACCCCGACTCTCCTTTGGAGCTTGTGGCATTGCTCCTTGAGCATATTTGGTGTTTGGCTGTGCCATAATTTTGTTGATTAATTAATAAATTATTTTAAGCTTCATTTATTTTTTCAGGATTTTCAGTTGCAATCTCCTCGGTGCTTGTCGTTTCCATTACTTCGGGAACTCCTGTATTTGTTGGATTTTTTCCATTATTCAATTGATTGAATAATGATCTGATTTTATCATTAAGCCATTTCGGCAGAAGCACTCCGCTCTCTGTTATATTCTCCAAAATACTTTTGACTTCGACTATTGCTAAAAATCCAGCAAGCCAAAAGACAGTAAAGGTCAAATCAATATTCAATCTTAAAAGCAAAATTGCTAAAAGATTGATCGTGATCAGAGTTATTCCGTAAAGGAATATTTTGACAACTGTGGCTTTTAATCCGCCGGAAGTTATCGGCTTTTTTTGTTTATGTGCTTTTATAATCCCCGTAATGCTATCCAATAAGATAAGCACGCAGAGAATAATTAATAATTGAGCGTCTATACCGCAAACTGTAAAAATCCCAGCGGTTAAAAATCCGAGTAATCCTTTTAATGAAAAGCTGCTTGTTGCCGACTCGGCGACCGCTCCAGCTGTTGCGATATGTGTTGACATTGTTTCCATACATTAATTAATTAAGAAGTAATCGGGGGTTTTGTTTTAGCAGAAACCCCCCGAACTGCTATCATTCATCACTCTAAGCGTCAGGTACGATCGTTGCTTCATTTACAGGGATTGTCTTCTCTTCTCCGCCGTCATCATAAACGTAAAGCTGATCCAACGGCTTGTAGACGTTCTCCATTCGAATAAAAGGATACTCTGCTCCGCCGTCTGTAATTTTAACTTTAGACATATTGATAAGATTATTTAATAAATTAAGGAACTAAGGTTACCGCAGTTAAGATCCCGCCAGTAAAGCTCATTGTTGCAATATCTCCTGAGCCACCTCCGCCAAAGCTATAAGTGCCAGTCAATCCGTCAGTTCCATTCACATTGAAGCCAGCATTTGATCTTATCTTGCCAGCAACTTCCAAAGCTTCATTTGGAGCGGTAACTCCGATACCTACATTGCCAACTTCCACCACTATTCCGTATCCGCTTGTTGAATTGACATAAATACCAGAAGCTCCATTTGCCGGATTAACTTCAACTGAATAAGTTGAAATACTTGTTCCCAAACTTGAGAACGCAGCAGCCGTTCCAGTCGCCGAAGTTCCAGTGATCGCAGTTCCTGCTCCTGAGGTTTGAGATAAGATACCACCATTAACTCCTGAGATATTATTGATCGTAAGCTGATAAGCTGAACTTGGAGCAGAAGTTCCGATCCCCACTCGACCCTCGATAATACCACCATTATCGGGACCGCCGATTGCAAGATAATTAATCCCGAAAGTAAAGTTCCCTTTTACGTGGAGCATTGATTGAGGATTTCCGTTTTGAATACCTACTAATCCGCCGTCAGCTACCAAAAATCTATTCCGCAAAGTTGGCACTCCGCCGACATCAATATATTCGTCACATCTTAATAGATCAGCCGAGCTTGTAATGTCAGCGTCTCGGATATGAAGCCGTGCCAAAGCTCCGCTTGAGTCCATTCCAATCGACATTCTGCCATTTGTGACATTATAGCTCAAGCCAGTAATATCAGAAGTTACGAAATTATCAGAAGTTCCGAAAGGAATTGCTCGATAAGCAACGCCAGTCGAAGTTGTCGATAACAAAGTATATTTATTCGTTCCGTCAGTATGGCGAAGTTTGTTATCGCTTGTGTTATACCAAATCTCGCCGTCATTCAAATTTGTAGGATCAGAAGCTCGATTTGTAAATCGAATATCGCCAGCGTCTTGCTGATTATTGAATTTCAATAACGGAACATCTCCAGTTCCAGCATTTGTCATCGTAAGCAAACTATCAGTAACCGTGCCGTCTGCAAGATTTGTAATCGCCATTAATTGACCGACTGTTCCGCCGTCAACCCAAAGGTTATACAATGCTCCGCCAAGATTATCACTTGGAGTCGCTACCATTAATTCGCCAGCTTGATAAGTATTTTTTTGAATATTCGATACTTGAGCATTTCCAGTCGTTGCGGTAAAAGTTGGAACACCTCCCCCGAAAGTTGTCACTTGAGCGACATTATTTGTTCCGCCACCTGAGCTTGAGATCCCAACAATCGTATAATATCCCTCGTCAGTCGGAGAAGCGTCTGTGCTTTTCAAGATAATTCCTGACCAATCAAAGGAAGTATTCACTCCTGAAACTCCAGCTCCAAGAGAGATCAAGTCAATTGCTATATCAAAAGTGATCTGATCTCCTGAGAGAGTAACCGCTGAGTCGTTTAAGATCTCCAGCATACCAATTTCACTTGGCGGACCACTCTGTCCTCTTAATGTTCCAATTGCTGCATTTGTTGTATCTGTAAATTGAATAAATCCACCAATATTCCCGTAAGCAGCTTGCGGACCAGTCGCACTTGAGATAATGATCGGCTTGCTTCCTACTGTGATTTGATTTCCGCCGTCATAAGCAGCTTGAAGACTTGCCACTCCTTTGACCTGAGTTCCGTCCCAAAGATATAAGCTTCCCGCTCGATACCAAATAGTACCAAGATCTCCAGCTCCCAATCCTGTCGGATCAGTTGACCTTGGCGTGAATTTAATATCTCCGTGGTTTCCAAGATTGTAAAATCTTAATAGTGGAACATCAGCTGCACCAGTATTATCATAATTGAAAATTGAAGCAATTTGATCGTCAATTTTTGCTGGAGTTGATCCATACGCCGGATAATTCGAAACATTGAAAACAGTATCGTAATCTCCGCCGTCATTTGCAACTGAATAATAAGTCCCTTGAGATCCGCTTATTAAGCTATTGTCAGGAGTTGCGATCTTTTGAGTTCCAGTCATCTGATCGCTTTTAATGAAGTTCGTAATGTGAGCATTACCGCTTGAAGCTGTTAAACTCGCAGCTCCGCCACCCGGCACCAATAAAGTACAAACATTATTCGTTCCGCCACCCGCACTTGATACGCTAGTGACCACATAAGCCGAGCAGTCAGTTGGATAAATATCTGTATTATTGATAAATATCCAACAATAGTTTCCGTTTGAACTTACTGACGCAACGCCAGCACCCAAAGCAAGTAAATCAACAGTATTATTGAACTGGATTGTATCAGGAGCAGTGACAGTAAAACTCTCGTCTTCCGCCAATCTAACCCAGTTAAGATTACCTTTCGGACCGCCACCGCTTGCTGGATTAACGTCCATATAACCACGAATACCGTCAATAAAACTAGTGGTAAATATTCCTGTATAATCATAAGTTGAATTTGAGCCGTCGATAAATACTCCAGTATGTCCCGGCGTTATTTTAATATATTCGCCATTTAAGTAAGCGTCTTGAAGAGAAACCGCTCCGCCAGTTCCAATCCTCTGAATTGAAGATCCGTCCCAATAACTAAAAGCAGAAAGGTCATATCGATACCAAAAAGCACCGAAAGGTAAAACTCGATCGGTCAAAGTTACTGTCGCTCCTGAGCTTTCATTTGTCAAAACTCCCGGATCGGTCAAAGTGATTGTCGTTGCGGTCACTTCCTCAATTCTATATTGTCCGTCATTTGAAGCTGATCCGCTGACAACAATGTCAGTCTCAGGTTTGAAGCCAGCGTCCAAGAAGCTCGGACCAGTCGTTGTGATTGTATCTTGAGCTGGAGCATTATTTGAAAATGCAATCGTATCTCCAGCGTAAGTCTCCTCAGTTGTTGGATCAACATTTCGAGCTGAGAAGTGAATATCTCCAGCGTCAGGAATACCAAAGCCACCCATTTCAATATAAGGAACATCTGCACTTAATCCGACCCCCGGACCATAGTTTCTCAAACTAAGCATTGCTCCGCCAACATTTCCAGCATTTGTGATTGACATCATATTGGCAATCGTTCCGCTGTCATTGAACAAAGCATATAAATCAGTATCAGAATTTCCCTGACCCGCTGTCATTATCATAGCATTTGAGGGACCGTCTGTGGCTGAGCCGGGAGTATTAAATAATCCAGCTTGATTGACTGCAATTACTGTCGCAGTCGTTGAAGTGAAGTTCGCTGGAGATCCAGTTGTCGGATCAATCAAGATCATTCGAGAATTTGTTGTCGTTCCATTCGCTAAGCCAACGCAAAAATATTCTTTTATATCCCCGGCCACATCTGCGTCTTTTACAACGACAATCGTTGAATTGAAGAAAAATGTTGTCGTTCCAGCAACGCCGGGTGGATTATCAAGAGTTGTCAAATCAATTCCAGTCTCAATTTGATCGGAAGCTGGAAAAGTCACCGCCAAATCTCCGAATATCAAAGAAGTAAAGACGACATTCGGCAAAGCGTTAATTTCGTGATTAAAAACTTGATTGATCTGAGTTCCGTCAGATCCTTGGTAAGATTTCAAGCTTGAGTTTGTGCCATTATAATTTGACCCTGAGTTCTCAATCCAAAGAGGACGTCCGTCTGTGATTATATTGTTACCAATATCATAACTTTGTTGCAATCCCCTTAATTCATTCCCAATAACAATCCAAGTCGAGCCATTCCAAGCAATCTCGTCTCCGATAACAAAAGATAACCCAGTATTCGTTCGAGTTGGATCATTATCGGTTACCTCTGCGGTTATAGTATAAAACCAACCTGTTTCAACTTCCGCAAGAGTTGGGAAATCAGCTGGGATCGAAATAGCACCCTTAAAAATAAGACCGCCACTAATCCCCGACCCAAATTCAAGACCGTCGGCAGTTGCGTTGACTTGTAAAACCCGACCAGCTTGACCAGTGTAATCACTCGGAGTATCACTTAATTCCAAAAAAGTTGTTGGCAACTTTATCGGATCACCAGTGGCAGGGTCAACGACTGCAACTTTGAACGGCTTATTGTTCGCAATATTTGTCATATTGTTAAAATTAAAATTTATCAAAAGTTGCTATTTTCAAACCCCAATCAAAACCAAGTTTATTTGGCTTTTTTTGCTGTCTTTTTAGCAGCTGTTTTTTTTGTTTTTTTCTTTGGCTTTTCAACCTCTCCAGTCTCCTCGTCCTTTTTTGGCTTTGGAGCTTTTGGAGTTTCTGATTTGCCAAGGATCTGAGCACCCTTTTTTGAAGCTTGATCTGCGATCTTGTCGTCAAGATCATACAATCCGGGTAAGTATAGCTTACCTCCGACTTCCAAAGGATCAGAAATTCTTACTTTTTTCATAAGATTGTGAGTTAATAATTATCTCGCCAAGGGGAGCTGATAATCAACTCCCCCAAACGGACAACTATTAGATAGCGTAGATCCTAGCGTGATCTGTTCTAACATCTTTTACAACAAAAGAGAATTGACCTTGTAGGGTTTCTTTCATTGTTCGAGAGTTAGACGGTTCATCAACATAGCGTAAAGTATCATTGATAAACCAAGATTTCGCTAATTTTCGTGAGTTGACGATATATAATTCGCCGAAAGCAGAGTTTAAGACTGGATCTGAAACGATTGCCAATCTGCCAACACCTTCGCCGTTATAAAAATCAACTAACTGACCAGCTTCACGTTCCTGAGCACCGACCTGAACAACAGGATTTGTTCCGGCAGTATTGAAACCATTGATAATTGATTTCACATCAGGAGAGCAAAGGATTAAGTCAGGAGATCCGCCACGTTTAGCGATTTCAATCAAAGTTGATTTCAATACATCTTCGTCGAAACCTCCGGCAGCAGTTGCGTCAACATTGATCGCATTTGCGTCACCGCTGATAAAGTAACGGATACCACCCGCACCTCTTGGAGTGGTTTTTGAGCCAGCGTCCGCAACGCCGAAAAGAGCTGTTTTGTTGATTTTGATCAACGCTCTTCGCATTGCTTTTTCTCGCGTTTCGTCCATTTTGCTGTCAACGTCTTCATAGAGTTGACCAGAAGCTGTCTTTGTTAATTCGACAGGTTCTTCAACAAGCTGGATATAGTTGACTCGTTCGATATTGTCTTCGACTAAGCTATCGCCGTCAACTGTTCCCTCTACATTCGCATTACCTACGATATAGATTTCTGTTGTAGCTGCGTGAGCAGCTGGAGTTGTTCCACCAAAACCAAGACCGTAAACGTCAATGGTTTCAGCAGTTCGGTCAACGGATTTTACTACAACGTATTCGTCTTCGATACGAAGAACGTCTCCAACATTGATCAATGTTGCAAGAACGCTATCGATACCAAGACCAGTTGTGGTCGCTCCGTCCCAAGCAGTTCCCACTACTTCACCCTCAGTTGTCGCACTTTCGGCGTCATACCATTTGATCTTTTCTGTTTGAACAGGTTCGATCTCCGGCATTAAGTCCCAAGTGGTTGTCAACTTTGGATCAACTAGTGCTGCCAAAGCTTTGACTTGCTCATCTAAATATGGCGAGTCAAAGGTGGTGTATTTACCTACTACTGACATAGTTTTGAAAAATTATTGAATAAAATTGGTTATTTTTTACCCAGCTCTCTTCCCAATTTTATGAACTCTTGTTTCTCAGTCATTGTGACAAAATCTCCACTTTTGATCTTTTCACGGATCTCTTCGTATCGATTTCGCTTTGTCGTGTCTTCGTCAAGAACTGGATTTTCTCCTTTCGGAGTTTTAGTTCCTAACTGTTTTGACTGATCTCCACCAAGGATAAAATCACGATTTTGATTAACGTATTTTATCTTTTCAATAGGTGGCAAGCTCTCAGGGATCAAGCTAAGCTTATCCTCGGGTATTTGTTCCTTGTATTGATCCCAAAGCAAATCAATCTCAGATTGCAAACCTGTTAAGGTTTCCTTTGCTTTGGCTACTTCGGAAAATTCCCTTTCCTTTTTCTCAAGCAATTCCTTGTATTGTTCATTTTCTTTGAGCTTATTCTCCTCTGCTTCGTTAGCTGCTCGAGTTACCTCTTCCAGCTTTTCCTCAGCAGATTTTGTTCGAGCATAAAGCTTTTGAAATTCTGAATACGGAACTACTTTTTCATTTTCTTTTTTTACGTCTTCCCCGGCTGGATTATCAGCTGGCGTACTTGACGGCTCTTTTAGATCAGGTTGAGCTTCCTTGCCGGTGACATCTTGGGTCACCTTTGTTGCGTCTTCTTTTGACATAATGTTTACCTTTTGAGCGGGTAGGATATAACCCAACGCTTTTTTTAATTGGTGGCGTTAACCAAAACACTTTTGTGAGAGTGTGAACTCCAACCCTACTCGGTTAATAAATAAAATAAAGTTGATAATTGAGGATTGACTATTGTCAGCTCAGATCCCCGACCAACATTCCACTAGTAAGAAGTCAGTCAAGGATTATGGAAAACCCCGAAAGGGGATCTGAATTGACAATCAAAGATAAGGACGAGCTATAAGCACGTGCAAACAATTTGGGTGATATGGCGGAGTATTTGAAGCTTCAAGCTTTGGATATTCGCTACTGTTTCCGCTTATGCTAAAAATTTTACCTTGATTATCCAAGCAAGCGTCATCTCCAGCTCTTACCCCGGCGTGCTGAGAAACTTGAACAATATCAACTCCGAATTGAGCTGCTCGATTAAGAACTCCTTGATTTGCTGCGTTGCTGATCTCTGTTCTTGCTACCATTCGAGAATAAGCGTCCAAGTTTAATCTTTTGCCGTCTCTTGCTACTAAAGAAGTAATCCCGTCTTTTTCAATAATTTTCTTTACATCTTTTGCAATCTGATCAACGCTCTCAAGCTTGACTTTCGATAATCGATCAGTCACTTGACGCTGGACGACATTCGATAAGATTGTCTCAACATCTCTCTGAGCGGTATTTAAGCCAAGCTTCAATCGAGTCCCGGCGTCATCAATCAGAGAATTGACAATCTCAAGGTGATCTTTTCCCAAAGGTTCTTTGATTTTAAGGATCTTGTCGACTGAACTTGTTCCCGCTTTGTAGCTCATTGGGATCGCTGTTGTCAGGAAATTGTCAGTCTTGGCAGATAATCCAGCCACGACGACTGTGATTGCTGCCATTATTTGCTGTTTTTTCTTTACAGTTAATGTTTGATCGACATTTTCCTCAACGATCCTTGCAATCTCTTGCTGACCCTTTTCATATTCGTCCCCGATCTCGGTCAGAATTTCCGGGGGTAATTTTAATTCGTCGAGTACTTTTATTTTGTCAGCCATAAAGAAAAACTTACTACTAATATTGTAACAAATATAGTCAACTCAAACAATGTCAAGATAATTCCATAACCTTTCAATCTTTTAATCAACTTTTTATTATCTCCCAAATCCTCGAACAAATCGATATAAGTCGATTTTCTGATTTTCTTAAAAGTTGTCTCTGTCAATTTTTGAACTTCGTCTGACATATTATAAAGTTGTTAAATTAGGATTTGGAGTCGCCAAAGCATTTTGAGCTTTTTCAGCTTCAATCAATTCAATCTCAGCGTCAGCATTTTCCTGAGTGGTTTCGTCCAAAGTCTTAATCGCAGTGCTTCGGCTGATCAATCCAGTATTGTATCGAGTAACTACAATTTCAGTATCCGCCAAAATATCTCTTGGTAAAGGATCTTCAAAAATAATCTTTGGCTGAACTGGCTCGGTAGCTTCCCCGGCCATTTTCATTGCTGCCATTAGCACGTCTTGCAATTGCTCAGCGATCTGAGTCCTTTTTCTTTGAACTTTCCGAATAGTATTAAAAAGCCGGATCTTGATTGCTTCGACCTTTTCCGCTCCCTTATGATCGTCAATTCCAAGAACATCAGACGGAACTTTCGACTGTGCTGCTATAAACTTGATCAATTTATCAATCTGTTTGAAGCCGTTCTCAATTTGCGGATTATCATTTGTGATATATTTTGGAATTTGACCTTGATCTCCGAACTCGATTGCGTCAAGATCTGATACTCTTACGTTTCCATTCTCGTCCAAGATACCCTGAGGGATCGCAATCTTTGCGTTCAAGTGCTTAATTAATTGAACACTTATTTGAGTCAATCTGTCATTGTTTTCTTGGATCAATGTTGATATATCCTTAAAATCAGACTTTCCATAATCCTGACGGCTAGTTTTTGTATTGTTGATCTGCCATATAGGAATAAAATCAAGATCAGTTTCCTCGTGATCGATCTCGTCTCCTTTGATTGTTTGATATATCGGAGAGTTTGGCGGGATCTGCTTTGTCGGTTTCAAATTCTTATTAACAAGCCATACTTCGTAATCAATGCTTCCAATTGTATTGATTTCCATAAAAAGATAAGTCTGCTCTTTTCCTTTTTCGTCTTGCATTGTCACATAAGAAGCCAAAGTCACTTTGCTCGGATTTCCATAATCGTCAGTTTGATCATAATCAGGGAAGTAAGAAGACGGCTGAATAAGCTCCATAAATACCTCATTCGCTTCATTCCGGCGTAATTTAACAACAGAAAAACCCGATTTTGATTGATCGAGTGCGATTTCATAAATCTTTGAGTTAAGTTGCTGATCGTTTTTGAAAGTATCAAGATACTCTTGCTGTCCGTCATCTGTCGTCTTGATCTTTACATCACCGCCACTCACCATATCGGCGAAATAGTCGGCAATAATTGAAGAGATATTGACTGCGATATAGAGCAATTTTTCTTTGTCTTGGCTGTCAACAAAATAATCCTTGATACCAAAGACTTTGTAATGCTCTCCGTAATAAAGCCGATCCCACTTTTTTAATTCAGCCAATCGGTCAATATCTTTTAAGTTTGGAAAGTCTAAAGTTTGAGCCATATTTTTATAAGTTTAGTCTCTTATTTTAATTATACAATATTTATTGAAATATTTTAACCATTTTGTGCATAATCGCTCTTATTACATTTACAGTCACCGCATTTCCTAGCTGTTTATATCTCTGCGTATCAGATACCCCGGCAGTCCAATTGTCGGGAAATCCTTGAAGTCTCTCGCACTCAATCGGTGTCAATCTCCTTATCCGATAGCCGTCTGATATTCCGTGCTTATCCTGAGCGGTTAAAGTAAACATTGGCTCGCCGTCTTCCTTGATCTGTCTTCCATTCTGCTTTTTATTGTGCCGATCCGGGGTCATTACTGCATAAAGTCCAGTCTTTGCTCCTTGGCCGCCACCATTTGCTTTGAGCGTCTTGCTTATTCCTTTGGGATCGTAAATCCTTTGAGCGTCTGCAACATTTTGAGTAATCTCGATCAATGGCTGTCGGCAGAGATCACTCTGAGTCTTGATTGTGGGAGTATATCCTCGCTTTTCTTTTACCCACTTTTCTTTGCTGTTTTTCCAATAAATCAGGTTTTCTTTACTTTGCTCAGGATCTTGTGAGCCATTTCGTTCGATAGGAAATATTTTTCGTCCACCTGATCCTCGAGAATATCCGACAATGAACACTCTCTCTCTGTTTTGGGGAACTCCGAAATCTTTGCTGTTAAGAACTTGCCATTCGACATCATACCCCAGCTCATTAAGCGTGGAGAGGATTGTAAGGAATGTCTCCCCTTTTTCGTGTGATAATAACCCTTTGACGTTTTCAAGCAATAAAAAGCGTGGTTGCTTTTCCCGAATAATGCGAGCGATTTCAAAAAAAAGCGTTCCCCTCGTATCCTCAAAACCCCCTCTTTTTCCGGCGATTGAAAAACTTTGGCAAGGAAATCCACCAACGAAGAGATCGAAGTCTTCAAGTTCATTGGGATTGATTTTTGAAATGTCGCCATAACTTTTGTGATTAAAATGTTTTAAGTAAATCTCCTCGGCATATTTATCAATTTCAGAGAAGCCAACGCATTGAGGATAAATCTTGGTATCTCCATTATAGCAAGCGTCATTGATCCCAAGCTCAAACCCGCCGATCCCGCTGAAAGCCGAAAAATAACTTATCTTGTTAATTCGATCCATACTTTGATTTTTTTAGCAATAAGTTTTTTGTGCTTAGTAATTGAGGGGTTGCTTACCCCCATTAACTTTGCGATCTCGTATTGTTTGTATCCCTCAATGATTTTGTCCAAGACGTAAAGTTGCTTTTTAGTAAGTTGGCTCTTAAATCGAGCGAAATCTTGTTCGATAACGAAATCAAGTGACCTTTTATCCGCAACCGTATCCAATATCTCGTCAAGAGGGATAAGGTCTTTTAATATCATATAAATAAGGTTTGGGGGATCTACTTCACCCCCTTATTCTCACCCCCTTTTCTTTTTTTCGGCGATCTGCTTGTTCCAAATCACCAGTTGGGAGTAATAGCACTTTTTACAAAGTCCGTGAGTAACGCCGATCCTTATCTTGTCCAAAAGGATTATTCCTTTGAACTTACCGCAGACGTAGCACTTTTTGATAAGCATTTTCGCTTTCTCCTTTTTTTACTACGATCATTGGTTTCAAGTAAGCTTCCGCATTGGCGACAAACTACTTTCTCGATATGCTCGCCGACTACAATCACATTTTTGTAATGGTGCGGACAATCTAAGTTCCAAGGTTTGTAGCTCATTCTCTCAATCTCCTTAGATTTTAAGGTTGGTTTTAGTAAATCCCCTTATTCGGTTAACCTCTAGTAAATACTTTATACCATAAACCGAACTGTCCACAAGGTCGTCATATCGATCAACCCCGAAATTAACAAGCTGAGCTACAACCTCGTCGTGATTTTTCTTAAAGTGGATCAATCCATTTTCAAAGAAAACAGAGATTTCCATTAACCTTGATCGCTTGTCTCCTTTCGGCTTAACTGGCTTGACTGGCAAATAGTGAGATTTTGTTAAGTGCTGGATCAGAGCTTTTTGATAAGCAACGTCTTCGATTACGATCATTGGCTCAAACTCTTTGTATGAATTGTATAAATTCCGAATTGTTTTGATCTGATTGTCAAAACTCATTTGCTCATTGATATAATCCAATAAATAAAGACAATCGTCAGTATATTTGCACCATACAGTAAAAGCAGATTTGTCCGCACTCTCCTTTTCGCTGATAGCTGGATCAAGAGCAATCACAACGTTCTTAATAAATCTCGGCTCAATCTTTTGGTAATATCTGATCCAAGAGTTCCGAATAATCTGATCGCCGTCCATTATTGGCGTAAGCATATACTCTTGAGCAAAGCTGAGCGATCCAACTGTATTCTTGATTTTGTCGATTGTGGATAAACTGTGTCTAGCTTTCCACGCTGGCTTGCCGTCCTTTACAATCGGGATCTCAAGAGTTGACCACTCCTGATTTTCTTTTAATCTGCTCATTAAGCTGTCATTGTGAAGCATATTACCGACAATAATCACTTGTCCCTCTTCCTGATTAACTGCCGGGATAACTTCCGAGATCAGCCACTTCTCTGTCTTATCTCTCTGCTCTTTTGTTCTTACAAGCTCGCTGTTCTCCAAATCGTCTCCAATAAAAAGGTCAGGTCTGTGCTCAAGGTGTCGCAAACCTCTGATCTTTGAGCCAGTACCTCGAGCCATTACTCTGATCCCTGTCTTCGTTACAAAGTTTCCCTCTGTCCATTTATCCGAAGCCAAATATCCGAAATCCGCTAAAATCTGAGTATTGTTTTCAAGTTCGTAAATAACATTCGCCAAGTGAAGTTGAGCTTGAGTATAACTATCTGAGCATATAATTATAAAGTTCCTCTTTTGATATAAAATGCACCACAAGACATAAATCAAGGTGACAACTGTTGATTTGCTACTCTCTCGAAAAGCAATAATCTCATTCAACAAATCACCCTTTTTCAAGGTATCAAAGATATTGACGTGAAAAGGTGCAAAGGGATACTTCAAATATTTATTCAAATAACTAACCGCAAAATACCTCAAGCTTTTACTTGCTAACCCGTGGTGCGTCTCCTTTTCCTTGACTATCGCTTGCTCCGTCGTCATCGTCCTCTTCGTCTCCGATAGCTGAGTCAAGTAAGTCTGCAATTTTTTGTATTCTGTCATCGTCATTAGTTTTAATGTCAATCGGCTTTCCGTCGGGACCGCTATGCTCCCGGCGTAAGCTAAACTCATCTTTGACTTTTCTCTCAAGGAATTTCAAAGCCAAAGCCGGATCATTCTCAAACCCCTTGATTACTGCTTCCCTTGCTTTCAATATCGGCGTGCTCTTCAAAAGCTCTTTTCGGTCTAAAAACTCAGGATTTTCACTTTGCCAATTATACAAAGTTGCTTTGCAAATCCCAGCGTAACGACACGCTTCAAGATCAGTCGCTCCAAAAGAAAAAGCTTGCTCAAGTTTTTGGACTATCACTTCGGTCATTTTTGTCGGTCTTCCGCCGGGGTGCTTTTGCTCTTGATCCCCCTTTTCCTTTGGGTTTTCCTTTTGATTTGTTTCTTTTTGCATACAAATAATGGTTAGGTTTTAATGCTTCCAAACAAAGCTGATAAATATAATCGAAATAATACGCATACGCTTCCTCGCTACTTTCCGTTGGCTTCATTCCAATATCTTTGAGTGCTCTCTGAACAAAATGATAAACTTCGTGAACTAGCAATCCGTGCTCTGCAATACACCAGTCAAACTTTCGTAGCCATATATAATAAACTGTCGTCCCCGTTGCTGGCTGGATCAATGGTATTAAGCAGCCGTCCGAGTGGCTTGGCTCAATAATCGCTCCGGGGTATTTTTTCATAAGATCCTTGATAATATCGATCATTTCGCAATCCCATACTAAGGTAAAGTGACAATTGTATCGATTATCCTTGATATACTTTTTTTTCATTCAATTAACTTTTAATAATCAACTGGAGCGTCTGAGTTGGAATTGAACCACCTCCTCAAGTTTGGAAAACTTGCGTGCTACCATTAACACCACAGACGCATAATAATTAACTTGTTGTTCCCTTAAATCTCTTTTGTCCCTTATACATTCCCGCACCGATTTCGCTGATCTTTTCAAAGGGGATAATCGGAACAGTCAATCTCTCCTGATAACTCTTATCAATAAAATAAATATACCGCAATTGATAGCCGTCTAAAAGATCCACTTTCCCTTGCTTATGTCTTTGAGTTCCGTGCTTTGCAACTACTCTCCCGAGCTTCTTTGAGAAACCGATTGTCTTATTCTTATTGATCTGAGTCAGAACAAATCCGCTTGCTCGATATATTGTGCCGTCTCCGCATTGAGTTCCGTCTGCAAAGGATATAATCCACTTAATATGCGGTGCGTTTTTTTTAATGAGCTTGATCGAGATTGCAATTGCTCTGCTCTCGCTGTTCTTTGGGAGATAATCGTCAAACGCCATTCGATTAAGCTCCAAGAACTCGTTCCATTTTGTCCCATCTACAAGATTGATCACATTCTCCTTGTCCATACTCGGACCATATTGGAGAACTCCGTGGAGCTGTCCATTCAGGAACGCTCCCAAGTGAATTTGACTGTTCGGCACAATCTTTTTTGAATAATGAACATTTTTGACAAATTCATTCGCAGTTCTTGCCGGGATCGATTTCAATATTATTTGTTTTGCTGATACATTTTGCATATATAATACAATTTATTACCGTTCTTGTTTTCATTCCCAAAGGTCTTCAAATCATCAGGAAGCTCGAGATCTTTGAGAACTTTCCTTATAAAATCAGCTTGCTCATTGTGAAGACTGAACGATATGTGCTCAAATTCCCCTTTTTCTCCCTCAGGAGCGTCAAAACTGTCATCAAGGTTATTAATATCCAAATCAAGATCCCCGAAGCCAGCAAGCTCAACCAAATCGCTTGTAAGCTCTCCCAGCTCTCCCATTACAATAACCATATCAATATCACCCTCGGCGACCTTATTATCTGCCAATCTCCAAGCTTTTTCCTGAGCCGGGGTCAATGGATCTTTGGCTGGCTCTCCGAATACTGTTTCAGCTTTGTCATTCATTACCCAAATATCCGGCAAATTCATTTTTTCGCCGAATTGCTCCCACGTCATATATCTCCCGTGACCGACAACGATAATTCCTTTTTGATTGACAATAACTGGCTGTCTCCAGCCAATCTCTTTGACAATAGTCGCCAAGTGCTCCAATTGCTTTTTGGGGTGCTTCTTAGCGTTCTTTTCGTAAGGTGTGATTTTTAATGTCTTCGGCATATTGTTCGAGTTCTTTTTGATAAAATTGAAGTCCATACTGGGATTTTTGTAAATTAGTTAGCTGTCTCTTCATTTTGCGAGCAATACATTTCAATTGCCAGCGTCTGATCCTAAACTTCAAGAGCAACCATTGCCGTTCGAGCAATTGTTTCCGATAATTCCAAATCGTCGTTAGTCGCATATTTTTTGAATAAAGAGTAAAAATCAGGATAATGGCTCTCGTGGAGCAAATCCTTTTTATGTAATTTCAAATAAAATTTATATTTATTCATTTCAAGATTTCGATCAAAACCCAAAATCCATTCGCAGAGAGCTTTGATCCTTGCTTTGCCAAGACCCTCAGTATCCGGCTTGACTGTGATCATTCCTGTTTTTTCGTCAAATCCATTCATATATTGAGCTTAAAAAAATTATTTACCTGAGCTTGCCGTTGAGCTTGCTCATTTATAGCTTGGATTACTAGCTTCTTATTGGCTTCCAAGCAGTGCCAATCTCCCTCAAAATCAAGATAAGCGATCAATACCCCACTTTTCCTGACTTCGATCGGGTATCTTTGAACTACTAATTGATTATTTTGATTTGTCATAATTCTTTGAGTTTCATTTTAAGTTTTTGAGAGAGGATTTTCAGATCGTGATCATACCAGTGCTTGACCTGATTTTTCATTTCCAGCAACTCTTGGTGGCGATCAAAGCCGAGCTTGCTCTCAAGCAGAGCTTGGCGTTCCATTGCTGTCATTCTCTCATATTGTCGGTGGTGGTGATCACATAAGCAGAGAACATTGATTTCCTCAAATCTGATTGACTTGTGCGATCGGCTGTAATTATGGCTTGTTTGAAGCGTCTCCTTATCGCACCAATCTCCGCCGATCTCGCATTTCCCCCGGCTCCTGACAATATATTGGGAGAATAAGCTGTCGCAGAGATCCATTAAGTATTTATTCATATTTTGGCGGGTAAAATTTTCTCGCAAATTCCTTAATGCTCCGATTAATATCTGAATAATTGCGATAATCCTCGTAGCAATCAGAGCAAAGAGGTATTTCGTAATCGATACCAACGGCGGTAGACTCAAATTGCTTCAAGCTACAGTAACCGCATAAAATTATACCCCTTTGCTCCATACAAAAATTATTTTTTATCTTTGACCTCGTCGGCTTCTTTTGCTGGCTCTTCTTTTTTTTCGTCTTTGCTCTCTGTATTTTCGGCTACTTTTTCCGTTGTTTTTTTTTGTAAAGCAGCCATTGGATTACCTTTTGGCTTATATCCTACAAAGATCTGAGGTAAAACCCCTTGTCGACCGATATTAAAGCTTGCGTCAATATAAAACTCGAACTCCTTATCAGCATTGAACTCCTCGATACAATCTTGGATCTTATCTGATAACTCGTCAGCTTGACGCTGTAATTCTTTGGCTTTGCGTTCTTGATCACGCTTGGCACGCTCAGTTTTTAGTTTTTGCTCCTCAGCTGTTGGAGCTTTTGGTGTGGCTTTTTCCTCACTCATAGTTAGATTAATTAATTAATAAATTATTTTAATTTTTCAATTGTGAAATAAACTTTACATTCGCCGGAAGTCTTTATTTTGCGACACCGACCAATTTCCTTGATCTGCTTATCGTCTTTGATCAATATCCCTTGTATCAAATCGAATAATGTCCCGAGCATATTGTCCAAATCCTTGTCTCTCTTGATATGAAATTCTGCCGAGATCCTGACATCATTCTCGATCGGCTTTTCTTTGTATAAACTTTTCAAGAGCAATCCATTATCGTGAGTCCATTTGCTTACCTTATTGGCTTGATAAATATAAGCTTGTCCGTATCTATTGCGACCTATTTTCCAAAAGTTTTTTTTACTCGGCACTTCGCCGATAAGGATAAATTCCATACGATTAATCTATTATTGTTTTTTGTTCAGGTTTCCCCGATAAATTATTATCAATTAAGATCTGAGCCAAGGGTGCTGATATATGGCTTACAAATTGTTCCTCTGTCATTTTATTTTTTTCGTCTGAATTGATCCCGGCGAAATCGCAACAACAATGGAGCAATTCGTGAATAAGAGTCGTCCATTGCTGTTCAAAACTCATACTCGGATCAATACAGATTTTCCCGCTTTGCAAAAAGGTTTCTCCCCTGTTTCCGTTTTCATTTGTATAGTTTTCAAAATGAACTGAGTAAATAATATGTCCGACTTTTATTGTATTGGGTATATACATATTTTAATTATAGCATAATTATTGTAAAAACCTTAATCAAGAAGACCTTTGACGTGCTCGATTAACTGCTCCATTTTGTCATCATAATATTCCCGGATCTTTTTAGTCTCTCCGTCCTTATAAGCTCCGTTCTTTTCGCCGAGCCGATAAATACAAGCTCGCAATCTTTGGCTCGGAGTTTTCCCCTCATACTTCCACTTATCAATCTCGGCCGGGATCTCGGCAAGATCAACATCAGTCACAGGAGCTTCTTTGAAAGTAAAATACCCCATTGCTTTTTTAAGGAAGTGAAGTTTGGCCGCCGTCTCCGGCTCAACCTCTTGGCACTCCACTTTCAGATAAGTGATATTATTAGCTTTTGTATGAATATCCGTAATAATTGAGGGAATATTCACAATCACTTTGCGATCTGAGTTTTCCATAATATTATAAAATTATTTTTTTAATGATTTGTTTAATTCTCCAAGTCGATTTTTCAAGTGCAAGCAAGCGATAAAAGCAGAAAAGTCAGAAGTTGGATCAGGACATTCATAAACTTTGAACTCAGCGTCATCTTTTCCGAAATTAAGGATCAAGCAATTATCAAGCTCGTCATCTGTTTCCTCAAGATATGCTCCCCAATATCCAGCAACTTGTAAGAAAAATTCAGGATATACCCCTTTGCTAGTCTTGAAATCGATCAAGTGCTTTTTGCCGTCAACTGTGGCGATACAATCCACAAGTCCGCAATATCCGTGAGTTTTAGAATAAACATACCGCTCGCTATCGTGAAATTTTACCTTATGCTCGTCAAGCCATTTAAGAAAAGCAATAACTGAATTGTAAACTCTCTCGTCCTTTGGCTTCTTTGGCTCAGGAGTTCCGTGAAGCTTTGAATTGATATACTCCTCAACCCACAAGTGAGCAAGAGTTCCAACTGTCGCAGCTTCGTCCCTCTTGATAGCATATTGCTTCGTTCCAGTTTCAATCATTTGCTCAAGCTCGTCCTCTCCAATATCCAGCTTCGGATCAAGAACTGCCGGGATCAGATTATCTTTGAACCATTCCCGGCTCAAATTCTCTGACCATATCAGCAAGGGTCTTGACTTATCCACTAAGCCAGTGATCGAAGTGACTGAGGGTATCCATTCTTTTGTCTCAAGGTTTCGGTAGCGGTGACTATCGATATAAAAATCGATAGTCACGTCACCGTTATATAATTTGATTGTTTCTTTATTTGCCATTATTTTGATTGTTATTAATTAAGCTGTCGAATTGTCCGTCATCTTTTTTCGCCGGAGCTTTGATCGGCTTGTAAGCTTCAAGCTTGGCTTCAAGATCTTTTCTGTAAATTGTCTTCATTCGATAGTTCTTCATTCTCTCCTTAACAACATCACCTTGTCCCTCTACGATTGATTTCAACATTGCTCGATACTGATTTTCAGTCAGCCAAGGAGTTTCGTCATTATCCTCGGTCGCTGAGTTTTCAGGATCATTGCCAGTCGGGATCAGGAAAGTGCTTGTAAGAATATACTTAATCGCACCAGTAATGGCTTTGTAAGTTCCTTTGTCCCCTTTGTCCTCTCCAGTTCCTACGAACGCTCCGTTGATAGCTTCGCCAGTATCCACATCAATAAATTGATAAAAGAATTTGACGTGAGTAAGTGGCTTTTCCGAAGCGGTATCAATTTTGACCTCGTTCGCTGATAATAGGAAAAGAACTTTTTCTTTTACCAATTCAGCGTGGAGTGTTTTCTTAATGATTTCCTCAGAAGCGTAATCGTAATTGTGGAAATCGTTTTTTTTATCCTTTTTGATAAAGTCGACACGCTCCATAATTGCGTGCATTTTCTTATAAAGATTGATTGGCAGATTTTTCTCTGCCGGAGCTGTTGGGTTTTCCATAATTTTTGTATGGTTAATTATTAAGATTGCTCAACGCATTGATCGCAGATCTTTGCGTCGTGGTTAAAATGATAATCGGGAATTTCGTCCCCGCACTCTTCGCACTCGACCCAATTTGCGAAGTTCTCAGGGTGATAAGTTTTCTCGATCATTGTGTCATAATCAAACATAATTGCGTGGTTAATTAATTAATTTGATTGTAACTCTATTATAGCAAATTCAATAATGATTGCAAGGGTTAGTTGGGGATAACTCTTGCATTAAGCGTCCATAAATTGCTTAATAT